CTTACAAAATTTCCGGCGGCGCTAAAGGATGAAGTGCCAACAGGTATGGCACCATATGAGTTGATACCGGGATTTGACATCCCCGGTGTGCGTCACGCAATTACTCGTCCAGAGATGAGGAATAAGATATTGCATCCGAGTGACCCGTCGCTCGGAGACGTTAACTTCTTTCAGCAAGGTGGCGCTTTACGCAAATCTTCAGAGATAGGTACGCCGCATGATGCATTTGACCTCGCTCTCCCTGGTGGCAGAAAGGGAGAGTTTGAGAAATCGTTTGAATACCCTATGAGCCTGTTGTTTGATGACTATATAGCCGATAGGCGTGCAGTCGGGTCCACAGGGAATGATTTCAGCCCACTATTTATGAATATGCTTAATGTTGATGAGCCTGTTTCAGTTATGACGCCAGAGAAAGTGGAGCGATTTAAGCGGTACGAAAAGATTTGGAATGAGCGTTAACGCATGATCCCAAGCACATCAGCGACTTCAAACAAAAAGTCTTTTATTTCTTGTTCGCTTTTCGCGTCAATGGTTATGCCAGCCCATAGTGGCGGCACGATTTCAGCGAACCATTCTTCGCGCTCGTCCTGTTCCATCTCGTCAAACTTTGCCATTTTATCTCTCCCTAAATTGACGGTACATTGTATGGAGTTGACGGCATAGACGCAAGTAAATCCTTGTGTTACATTATATCCGAAAGGTTCGATTATGGCTTACAGTTGGCAATCAAGACAGGTAGCGCAGCCGTTGCTAGGTAATACGTCGCTTGACGTTGCGCCTAATGCTGCTATTGGCAACCCGTATATCCCAGTGGATTATCTGTCTAGCTACCTGGACAGAAACAATGCCTTTCGCATCCCGCAGCGCGAATTTCAGCAATGGTATTTGCAGAACGATGAGCCAGAAGCCCCGAAGAAGGGCTTGGAACGTGGGCTGCTAGGGAACGAGGATGTATTTGGAAAGAGGGAGGACGACCGTGGACGGGATGATTACGTTGATCCGTATGCTGATCGAGTTACTGTAGGCTACGACGATATGCCTGGGTTCATCGCTGACCCGCTACAGGCATTTGATGAAAGTCTGGTGGGGCTTTCGACTAAGATTAATAGTAATTTATCCAAATCCTTTGACAATCCGTTTGGCGGGATTAAAGACGCTATCGAAGACCCTGTTGGGACTTATGCATCACTCGATCCTTCTACAAAACTTTCTGCCGCTAGCTTACTCGGCTCATCCCTCACAGGAATGCCGGGTGTCGGGCTAATTGCAGAGGGCGTTCTTGGTGCTGTTGACCCTGATATTCCGGGGCAAGTCACCACGGGGTCAATTCTTGGGCAGTTAGCTGGTTTCGGTCTGCTTGGTCTTCCTGGCATGATTGCGGGCGGGTATTTAGGGCGGAATATGGGGGCGTCTAACGCTATGCAAGACACCCTTGGCATGGCTGGGCCTAACGCTCCGGGCTGGGGTGGTGGCTGGAGAGGTGCGCTAGGCTTTGATAGCTTAGTTGACCAGATGGAAAATTATTACAACCAAAATAAGGACTGGAAAGACTTTGAAGCCAAGAATGATCGAAGTGGGTTTGACGTTATAGACAATATGGCGAAGACGGCGGCTAGAAACGAAAAAGAGGGCTTTGGAGGTGGCGACGGTGGTGGCCGGGACGATGCGGGGCATAACACGGATGGTGGCCGGTCGGATCGTGCAGACAAGGATGGCCCGTCTTGGTAGTAGGAAAATACATTGCCAAATGACAAAGAAATAAAATTACGCGAAGAAATCCAGGCTAGCGTCGAGGCCCAGCGCATATTGGCTTCGGCTGAGTTCTCTGATATTATGAAGAAATTAGAGGGGCTTTATCTTGACACGGCTTTAGCCCTTCCAGTTGAAGACGATCTTGGTCGCTTCCGGTACTTGGAGGGGATTAAGGTTATAAAAATGGTATCCCGCCACCTCGGCAAAATTGCAGAGAGCGGGAAACTGTCGAAGGCAGACCTGAAACGGTTAGAGGATGGTCAGCTTAATTAAACGGAGCGTCGAGAGACGCCCTTAACCCAGCGCCCCTTCGGGGGCCAGATGGAGACTTAAAATGAGCAATAACCCGCAAGGGACTGCCCATGAAGGGCCGCTAACAAACGATCAGGCGGCTGCACTGCTTGTTGGTTCGATGGAGGACAGCAAAAACGCTGCACCCGTCAACGAACCTGATAGCGAAATTGTTGAGGACGAAGAACAGTCCTCCTTCACCGGAATCGAAGATGCAGATGACACGGCAGAGGTTGCCGCTGATGACGATGATGGGGAAGAGTATGAAGCCGCTGAAAGCGATGAAGACGGCGACGAGGCATTTGTCATCGAAGTAAACGGTGAGCAAATTACCCTTGACGAAGTTGAGAAGTCTTATTTTCGGCAGCAAGATTACACCAAGAAGACGCAAGAACTAGCTGCACAGCGAAAGGCTATGGAGCAAGAGGCGGCGTCTATCGCAGCGGAGAGACAGCACTTAAAGCAAATGCTGGACGCTCTTAGCAACCAACGGGCCCAGGAAGAGAATATCGATTGGGTTAAGTTAGCGGAAGAAGACCCGCTTGAATATACCCGCCAACGGGCGATCTATGACGCGACGGCAGCGCAGCGACAAGCTGTAGAGGCAGAGCGGCAGCGCATTGCTCAGTTGGAACAGCAGCAATACCAGCAGCAGATGGTTCAGTATGCCCAAGAGCAAGCTGAACGCATCAAGGAAGTGATCCCTGAGTTTGCTAGCAAGGAGACTGCGCCAACGTACAAGGCCAACTTGGTCAAGTACATGGAGGGTATCGGCTATTCGAAAGAAGAACTAAACCAACTTTATGACCACCGTGCGGTTGTTATCGCGGACAAGGCTCGTAAGTATGACGAGTTGATGTCCAAAGATAAGGTCGCTGCCAAAAAGGTCAAAGGTAAGGCAAAGGTTCTTCGCCCCGGCAAGCCGAAGACTAGCAAAATGGTTGCCCAGAACAACGTCCAGAAGCAAAGGGCTAAACTCCGCAAATCAGGTTCGCCCAATGATGCAGTTGCATTGCTCATGGGTAATTGAAGCGCTCATTTTAGGAGTTTAAAAAATGGCACAGCCAAGCAACACGTTCTCGTCGTATGACGCGATTGGGAACCGAGAAGACCTCGCAGACGTTATCTATGACGTTTCCCCGTGGGAGACGCCGTTCATGTCGAAAATGCCGAAAGTTTAGGCTACCGCTACTCTGCACGAGTGGCAAACGGACGCTTTGTCATCGCCGAGCGGTTCCAACTGGGTCATCGAAGGTGACGATGCAACGACTGACGCATCGACGGCTTCTGTTCGCCTGACCAACTACTGCGGTATTTCTGATAAAGTGGCTCGCGTCACTGGCACCCAGGAAGCCGTGGACAAAGCTGGCCGTTCCTCGGAAATGGCTTACCAAATGGTCAAGCGTGGCCGCGAGTTGAAAACGGACATCGAAACGGCGATGTTTGCCAACAACGCTAAAGTGGCTGGCACGGACACCCTCGCTCGTGAGGTTGGCGGTATCGAAGCATGGCTTGATACCAACACCTCTGCTGGCTCGGGCGGTTCTGACGGTTCGCTCGGTTCCACGGCTCGCGGCGATGGTACGCAGCGCGCTTTCACCGAAAGCCTTCTGTTGGACGTTCACCAACTTGCGTGGGATAACGGCGGCATGCCTGACACCCTGTACGTTGGCCCGTTCAACAAGCGTGTGGCTTCCGGCTTCACGGGCGTTGCAACGAAGTTCAAAGACGTTGATGATAAGAAGATCATTGCATCTGCTGACATTTACGTTTCTGACTTCGGTGAGTTGCAAATCGTCCCGTCGCGTCACTGCCGCGCACGTTCCGCTTACTTGATCGACCACGACCACGTTGCGATGGCTGCGCTCCGCAACATGGAGACGGTTGACCTTGCGAAGACGGGCGATAGCGAGCGTAAGCAGATCATCTGCGAATGGACGCTGGAAGTACGCAACGAGAAAGCCCACGGCATCGTTGCTGACCTCACCACCTCGTAATCTGACTGAGGGGAAGGCTTCGGCCTTCCCCAACGTCTCTGACTAGGAGATAAAAAAATGTCAGATATTCTATCAATCGACCACACTACGCTGACGGTCACTGAGACTAATGTTTCCACGGCTGGCAGCGTCTGGGTTGTTTCCCCGACTGACGGTAAGATCGTCTACTTTGCTTCTGTCATTGATGGCGCTATCTCTACCGCTAACGCCTCTATCACGATGGAAATCGGTGGAACTGCTGTCACGGGCGCGGCCTTGACCATCACGCACGCCAGCTCGGCTGCTGGTGACGTAGCCAGCGCGGTCCCAACCGCACTGAACCACGTTACCAAAGGTCAGGCTATTGAAATCATCACGGACGGCGCATCGGCCAATGCGGTTTCTGCGACCTATACCGTAGTGATTAAACACTCGACCAACTAAGGAAGCGGGGCTTCGGCCCCCTTCTTTTTTTTAGGAGATTTTGAATGCCCCCGAAAAAGTCTCAAGCCCAAGAAGCCCAGGCAGAGACGCAGATTGTGTTGATCCTCGTCCCTAACGTCTGGGCTGTCGATGTTAAGTGGCGTCTGCATGACGTTGTTGAGTTGCCTAGCGATCAGGCTGAACTTCTAATTTCGAACAAACAAGCCAAGGCGACGAAAGACGATGTTACGCACGTTAAGGGCGAGCAAGGCCAGCGAGTAGCATTGTAATGAAGTCAGAGAAGGTCACATCGTCGCACGGGATTGACACATACTTTCATTTAGACGGTGACAGGTTGATCGTTGAGAACCGTTTTGACGCTCAACCGATACTGGATGCGGCCAAGGAGGAGTCGAACCACGGCAACGGTGGTTGGACTGAAAACCGCAATATGAGAAAGGTGGCGACGGTCCCGCTTGCCCTGTTGCACTTGTGGGACAGCATGGGGATTAGCCCCAAGAAAGACCCGAAGGCGTTTAGAACGAAGCTGAATGACGCTGAGTTGAGATATTTTCGCACCGATGGAGGTAGCAGACTATGAGTGCACAACAAGAGTTTGAACTATTCCCCGGCGGGGCGCTCGGCGCTACCACTAACGGCCCAGCGATTTATGTTGGCGACAAGACTGTTCTGGATATTTACCTGTCTGCCACTGCTGTGTCTGGCACAAGCCCAACGCTTGATGTGCAGTTGCAGTCGAGTGCTGATGGCAGTGTCTGGATCAATCACACCGCATTTACGCAAGTGACAGCCGCCGCGACGGAACTGAAAAGCCTTGCCAACTTCGGCAACTTTATCCGGGCCGTCTGCACGATTGGCGGCAGCGCAACGCCGACAGTAACCTTCACGCTCAAAGGCGTTAAAAAGTAATGCGCCGAGTTGCTGTCATAGGCTGCGGTGGCGGAATGATGGATATCCCCGCTGGGTTTGAGCGGTGGGGTTTGCCGTGGAGCGGTGACAGCAGTTACGACCTTTATTTTGAGATGCACGGCAAGGAAGACCCAAGAATAGATGATGCCTACAGGCGGAACCTCAAGGATTTAGAGGTTCCTATCCTGGCTCGGGAAAAATTTGATGATGTGCCAAATTTAAAAGAATACCCACAAGGCGCAGTCGATGGTGTCGGCGGATATATTGAGAGTAGCATTGGGTATATTTTAGCGTATGCAATTCATGAGGGGGTTGACGAAATTTTCATTTGCGGCGTTGGCGCACCTTTCGATCATCATTATCACTATCAAAGAGGGAATATCGAATATCTAATCGGGCTTGCTAGAGGCAAGGGTATTACTGTTAACGTGCATGAAGACAGTGAGTTGTTAAGTTCATGCTGGCCCTCTGGAATTTATGGGTTCAAGATACCAGAAGATTATAAAGGACCGCGACCGTGGCAATAACAACATATTCAGAATTGCAAACAGCAGCAGCGAATTGGCTACGGAGAGACGGCGACACAGATTATGTCGCTCGCGTCCCTGAGTTGATTTCCTTGGCAGAGGCGCAATTCAACCGCGACATCCGCCACCGCCGCATGGAGGCGACCACTGACTTGACGCTAACAGCATCGGTCAAGACTGTCGCGCTGCCGACTGATTATGTCGAGGCTCGTGCTGCTGTGTTGCAGTCTGATCCGCTTGTTGTTTTGACGTATGTGACGCCAGTACAGCTTGACACGAATTGGGCGTCTTCATCGACGGGCAAGCCAACAGAGTACACGATTGTGGGCAGCAATATGAAGGTCGGCCAAGCGCCTGATAGCGCGTATGCCGTTGAGTTGACGTATTATCAAAAAATCCCTGCGCTTTCTGATAGTCAGACATCTAATTGGCTGCTTACGAACCACCCGGATATGTATCTTTACGGGACGCTTCTTCAAGCAATGCCGTATATGAGCGATGACGAGCGTATCCCTGTGTGGGCTGCATATTACGAACGCGCAAGGGAAGGTTTGAAGAATGACGATGCTCGGTCTGCCTATAACGGCGGGCCGCTTTACAGCCGCGTTAATGTTTTCACTGGATAAGCCATGTTATTTGAAAACGGTGAGTTCCTTCCTGACCAACCTGACCTCGGGAACCCTGGCAGCACGGTTGCAAAGAACGTGTACCCAGCCCCAAGGGGCTTTTTGCCGTTTGGGAGCCTAACCGCTCTAGGCTCCGCTATGGCTTCTCGCCCACTTGGTGGGACTTCTGAAACTACATTATCGGGAGTTAGCAAGGTTTACGCCGGAACCGCGTCGAAGCTGTATAGCCTTGCCAACGCGACCACTGCTGACCTAACTCGCTCCAATCTAATACTCCAGAGTGCAGATATTTCTACCACGTGGACAAATACCAATTCGACTGACACCACTAACAGCGACCCCGCGCCTGACGGCACCACTACCGCTGATACGCTGACAGAGGACGCGACGGCTTCTGACGAGCATGCTATTTATCAGGACGTAACCATTACGGCGGCAGAGTACACCTTATCTGTCCACGTTAAGGAGCCGTCCTCAAACTCTCGCAGATATGTGACGCTAGAGATATCCGACAGCACAGACGCCGCCAAGTATGGCCGCGCCACATTTGACATCCAGGGCGGGACCATATCTGCGAGTGCCTCTGCTGCCACTTTCACGGGGGCGTCAGCGACGATCACGGCCCTGGCTAGTGATTGGTATCGTATATCGGTCACTGTTACGTCTACCGTGACAACCGGACGCATGAGCCTATACCTGAATGACGATGGCACGGACGGTGGCATCACCTACAATGGCGACGGCGCTTCTAAGATGATCGTCTGGGGCTTTATGCTTGAGGCAGGCGACACCGTTGGCACATATCAGGGTACAACGACAACGGCTGCTGGGGGATACTCGACAGGCACGTTCTGGGACTTTGATGCCTACGGCGACCTCATCATTGGGACAAATTACGTCGATAACCCGCAATATGCGGATATGTCTACTGGCGGGCGCTTTGCCGATCTAACAACGGACTTTAAGGCTAGCACTGTCGCGACGATCCGGGACTTCCTTGTTTTTGGGGCTACGACAGACAGCACGGACGGCGCTAAACCGGAGCGGATCAGATGGAGCGCATTAGGTGATATCACGGACTACACGATCAGCGCCACAACGCAATCTGACTTCCAGGACACTCCTGGTGGCGGTGCTGTTAAGCGTATATTCGGTGGCGAGTATGGCGTTGCTTTGTTTGACCATGCTATTTATCGGATTAACTATGTGGGCAGTCCAAATGTTTTCCAGTTTGACGAGATTGAAACTGAACGTGGCCTGTACGCTAGTGGCGCGGCGGCACAAAACGGCAGCATAATCTACTACCTAGATTCTGACGGGTTTTATGCTTTTGACGGTAGCCGTAGCCAGCCTATAGGCAATGAGCGGGTTGATAGGTGGTTTTGGTCAGAGTTCGACGCAACGTATCAAGATAGAATTAGCTGCGCCATTGATCACGACAGAAAGAGCGTGTGCTGGTCTTTCCCGGCGCAGGTCAACACAAGTGGCAAGCCTAATCGGATTTTAATCTTTAACTTTGAGGTAAATCGTTGGTCTTACGCAGAGATTGACCACGACATGATTATCCCGCTTAACTCCTCGGCCTTCACGCTTGAAGATTTGGACAACCTATACAGCGATGTCGAGGATGCTCCGGTAAGCATGGACTCGAGAATTTACTTCGAGGGGTCACAGGTTCTTGGCGTGTTCGATAGTTTCACATTGAACGCGAATGTAGGCGAGCCACTGATTGCTGTTATAGAGAGCATGGAAAAGCAGCCCGTGGCAGACCGTAGGGCGCACATGACTGAGGTATGGCCGCTTAATGATGGTGCCACCACAAGCGTCGAGGTCGGTGTTCGCAACAGACAGGCTGATAGCTATTCGTGGTCTAGCCCTGTCACTGTGAATGCAACTGGATTTTGCCCAGTAAGCGCAGAGGGCCGATATTTTCGCCTTCGCCAGACGTTGACGGGTAACTGGACAATCAGCCAGGGCGCGAACACCAAGGTTAAGGGTAGGGGGCGCTTCTAGTGTATCTGACAGTATCCCCAAATGAAGAAAGCCAGCGGAAGCAGAATAACGTCTTGCGGGGCGTGATGGACGGGAAGACCAACAACACGGGGTCTTTCACGTTGACGGCAAGCGTGGCATCAACAGCGGTGACGGACTTGCGAGTTGGCGCGGATAGCGTTATACTCGTCTCACCAACAACCGCCAATGCTGCGACGGAATGGGCATCGGGTGGAATGTATATTTCATCCGTTGGTAAAGATACGTTCACGGTGACACACGCGAACAACGCACAGACCGACAGGACGTTCAATTACGCAGTGATAGGATAGGCGGTTATCATGGGTTTTTTAAGCGGATTATTTGGAGGCGGTTCTAGCAGCCCAACTTACCAGACAACCACGGTTTCAGAAGACCCGTGGGGGCCGCAGCAAGAGCATCTAAAGAACATCTTCTCAGGCGCACAGCAGGCGTATGAGAGCGACAGCCCCTCTTATTTCCCCGATAGCACGGTTGTTGGGTTCTCCCCGCAGACAGAAGCGGCGCTTTCTGGCATCGAAAACCGCGCCTTGCAGGGGTCTGCATTGCAGAACGCTGGCCAGCAACAGGCGCTTAATACTATCCAAGGCAATTACCTAAACGCTAATCCGTTTTTAGCTGGCGCGTATCAAGCAGCTTCCGCCCCGGTCATTGAACAGTGGCAAAACCAGATCGCCCCTGGCATTGATAGTTCATTTGCTGGCGCAGGGCGTCTAGGGTCTGGCCTTTACGCGCAGCAGCGCAATCAGGCAGAGACAACGCTGGGCCGTAATCTTACCGATATGTCGAGCAAGATGGCTTATGCGAACTATCAGCAAGAGCGTCAGAACCAGCTTGATATGGCTAAACAGGCTGGCGCGATGGCACAGCAAGATTACGGCGATCTAAACAAGCTAATGGCTGTTGGTGGCGCTAGGGAAGGTATGGAGCAAGCGCAGCTTCAAGACCAGATCAACCGATATAATTTTGAGCAAAACCGCCCGTGGGATCAGTTGGCACGGTATTCTTCGCTTATCGGCGGGCAATACGGCGGTCAATCCTCCACGGCAACGCCACTTTATTCCAACCCAGGTGCGAACTTCCTCGGCGGCGCATTGGGTGGTGCTCAGATTGCCAACCTCGCAGGGTTTGACGGTATGACCGGGGCCATCGGTGGCGGTCTTCTAGGATTGTTGGGGTAAGAAATGGCAAAGGCACCGACATTTTATCCAAATAACCCTTACGGGACTAATTTTCTAAATAACTTTGCAATGCCAGCGACACAGCAGGGCGGCTACATTAACCCAGCGATGTCGGCAATGGGCGGCGCTGCACAGGCTATTGCGCCTATGACGGGCTACACGAGTAAACCTGTAGGCATGGGGCAAGTCCTAGCGGCTCTAGGCGGCGGCGCTATGCAAGGCCAAAATCAGGCTACGCAGCAGAACCTATCCATGCAGCAAATCCAGCAGAAGATGCAAGACGCCCAGATAGCGCGAGATATGGCTGCGGCGCAATCCAAAGCGTTGCAGAATATGGCTGTGAAGATGGGCCTTCCTCTCGGCACCCCGCAAGAGGTTATTCTTGAGAGAATGAAGCAGATAACTTCGCAGGGTGAATTTGGCACTCCAACGGTTGTTGCTGACGCTAAAAGCCCCACTGGATATTCAAGTGTGCAGGTTAATCAGGCGGGACAGCAGCGTGTTATTGGCCCCGCGAAGCCGCCAACTCAGATGTTCAACCCTAACGCTGAATATGACAAGTATAACATCGAAACCATGCAAGAAGCCCAAACTCAAGCTGGTATTGCGGCACAGAATTTGAACGCCATACGGGACTTTGAAAGTATGATGGCGACAGGGGTCGAGACAGGTCGCCTTGCTGAGTTGTCAATGCCAATTCGCCAGTATCTTTCTGGGTTTGGCATTGAAGACCCAAATATTCCCATCCAAGAGGCGATGGTTGCTGTCACTAACAAGCTGGCATTGCAGCAACATAAGCCGGGGATGGGGCCAATGACGGACCCTGATTTTGTCAGGTACGCGAATATTGGCCCAACGCTCGGCAAGACTGACGCGGGCAACTGGCTTACAATCCGTCGATTAGAGCGCGAGGCTCTTGGGCAGCAGTATTATGCCGAAGAACTTCAAAAGCAGATGTCTGAGGGTGGGAGGAGAATGATCAATCAGGCGGAAGCTTGGCGGAATGTCAGGTCTAGGCTCCAAAATGAACTTGGCGACTTCATCCCGACTGTGAGCCGAGAGGAGGCTGTGAGCGGCAAGTGGCGCGGTAAGGTTGTCATCGTTGATGGCGAAATTGTAACGCCTACGGCACAGGTTAAGTAATGACAGACGTTTTAGTTCCTCTTGGCAAAGACCCAACGCCTTCTGTGAATGGCGAAGCTGATGTCTTGACCCCTCTTGGGCGAGCATCTTCTGGCTATGTATATGACCCAGATCATAAGCTGACGGCCTCACCATTCGATGTTGGTGTTGCGTCACTGGCCAATGACCCGAAGGCGCGGCTTCGTTATTACTCGCAAGAGATGGGTATCCCAGAAAGTAATTTCCGCGTTCAAGGCGATAGCATCTTTGTCCGTGGCGATGACAACAAATACTACAATGTTGAAGCTGGTGTCGCCAATCAAATCGCTCGCGGCGCGGGGCCGTCTATCCCCGCTGTTACAGGTGCCCTTAGCACTATTGCTGCGGCTCCAACAGGGCCACTTGGGATGGCTGGCTTTGGGTTTGCGGGTGCGACGGCTGGCCAAGGTGTCCGGGAAGCACTTGCCAACAAACTTATGGGGCAGAGGCCGTCGCCAGGGCGGATGCTTAACGAGGGTTTGTGGGATTTGGGCGGAACGGCAGCGGGGCTTTTGATTGGGAAGGGCTTAACCAAGGCTGCGGCAACACGCGCTGGCAAGGAATTGAACTCAATGCTCAAAAGTGGCGCAATGAACGCTGCGGATGCGCTTGAGGAAGTTCTGAAAAAGGTAAACTTAGAATATGGGACCAACATACAGCTAACCCCGGCTGAAATATCAAATTCCGTTAAGCTGCGCGCACAGCAGATGGCTGTGGACAATTACCCAGAACAGTCGCAGCGACTTGCTGATTTCTACCAAAACCGCGCCGCTGAATCTGGCAAGGCTTACGAGAGTATGTTGGGGAAAGAATTCGGGCCACAGGTTTCTCCAGATATAGCTGGTGGCCGTTTATCGCAAGCATCTGAGGCTGCAACAGCGCGGCTTTCTCAGGAGATGAACCGGCAAGGCACCCCGTTGTATCGCAGTGCGTTTGACCAAGCCGAAAAGCGTGGCGGCGTAAACGTGAAGCATGTTGCTGATAAAATTATAGAATTAGAGCGCATCATGCCAGCAGCGAAAGAAGAATTAAAGGGGCTGCGCGACATGATAATGCGAGTTGAAGTTCGTGACACGCCAAGCGGGCCTGTCGATCATATTGTTTATGAGAGCAATTTGCGTTTACTCCAAGATGGCTTTAAGGAAACGCTGGATGACGCTATTTCGACGCTCGTGCAAAAGGGGAAAAATAAAGCGGCCAATAAGTTGCGGGACGTTAAGACGCAATTTCTAAGAACCGTTGACTCACAGGTTCCCGCATACAAAGAAGCACGGGATAAGTGGGGAGAGTTGGCTTCTGCGAAGGGGCTTGCAGAGGGCGGTATGTTGCCACGGTTGGCTGGCAAGGAATTGCGTGATTTTGAAGATATGGGCCGCTTGTTTTTTAGCGGTTCTTCGCCCTCTGAAATCGGCAGGGTTCGGAACGCGATACTTAAGGGCGAAAATGGGCAAGATGTCTGGAACGCTGTTCTGCGCGGGTATTTGGAACAGCAGTGGGAAAAGTCTGGCCGTGTCTATAAGTCACAGCTTGGCGATCCCACAAAGGCTGGCGTTGTGCAGCCGTTGACCTTCTGGGCAGATATGATCGGGAACACAGCCCAGAAAAAACGATTGCAGAGCGCAATGAACACAACGCAGTGGGAAGCCTTCAAGCGATTGATGGATGTATTTGAGGCTACTGGACGGGCGTCTAATTTCAATTCGACAACTGCGCGTCAGCAGGCTGGTCAGAAGATGCTTGAGGGTAGTTCCTTCGCCGGTGAGGCCGCGAAAACTGCGGTAAACCCTAACCCACTAGCAATTCTCAGTCGGGCGCAGCAAGGTGTGCAGAACCTGATTAACGAGGGGAATGTTTCTCGCATTGTCGATGTCATAACGAATGGCGAAAGCATTAAAGAGTTGTTAAAAATTACATCGCAGAACACCAATAGAGACAAGGCTGCTATGGCTGTCTTGAAGGCGTTCAACTTGGCTCGCACCCAAGCTGAAACCCATATTGGCTTTGACGGAGAGCAATAATGGCAGAAATCAACGATCTTGAAGTCACAGACGATGACAACACCGCCCGTTTCCCAGAAGGGATGCTTATTAGTCAGGTCAATAATCAGGCTCGCAAGCTAGAAGGGATCATCGCTCGACACCATAAGGATAATAACGGCACCATCGCTGTTAATGGTGCTAACACCTATACTGCTAGCATTAACGTCGATAGTGGCTTCGCTCTTTATGACGGCTACACAATCGTCGCTGACTTTGCTAACGCAAACACCGGGGCAGCTACGATCAACCTGACGCCTGACGGTGGTTCGGCTCTGGGCGCGAAGGCTATTGTGAAGGGTCAATCGACGGCACTGGCTGGTGGAGAGATTGCCGCTGGTCAGAAGGTTGCGCTGATTTATAACGGCACCGCCTTTCAGATGATGTCGCCTACCGCATCCAACGTCGAGGCGAATGTTGATTATGCGGAAGAGTGGGCGAATAAGGCAGAAGATAGTCTAATTAGCACGGCTGCTGGAGGTGATGGCAGCACAGAATACTCGGCTCGGCACTGGGCGGCTAAGTCGGCAGCGGATGTTGTCTTAACTAACGCCGATGTCGTTTTGACTAACGCCGATGTCGTTAGCACAAATGCCGATGTTGTTTCAACTGGGGCAGACGCAGCGGCGGCATCAGCAAGCGCGGCGGCAGCAGCAGCAAGTGAAGCGGCGGCAGCGGCAGCGGCGCAAGGGTGGGCGGATGTTGTGTCTATCACCGCTGGCACGACGAACATCGAAATCACAGACGCGAACAAGTATTACATCCTCGACGCCAGTGGCGGGTCGATCACGATGAACCTACCGGCTGTTGGGACCAGCGATGGCCTGACGCTTGCGTTTGAGGTTCTTGACGCATCCAACAGCATCACGATTGCGCGGGACGGCACCGACACGATCAACGGATCGGCGGCAGATTACACCAGCCTTACCGGGGTTGGTGATGTTGTCCACTTCATCAGCATCGACGGCACACCTGATAACTGGTCGGCGCGTCTCATCTCTCGCTTCGTTGTGGACGGCTCCACCATCACGCAATCTGGCCGCACAATCAGCGTAGGCACAGGCGGTGTCGATACAACGCAGCTTGCAGATGATGCGGTTGATCCCACCAAGGCAATCGCTGGGCGTAACTCGCAGAGCGGCACCACCTACACCTTGGCCCTCACAGACAACCTCAAGACTGTCTCGCTCAGTAACGCTAGCGCGGTGGCTGTCACGATCCCGACAAACGCTTCGATTGCCTTCACGGCGGATGAAACCCGCATTGATATCGTCAACATTGGCGCTGGCGAGGTTACTGTTTCCGGTGATACCGGCGTCACGGTCAATGGAGTGTCTGCTGGCAGCTTCACGCTGGCGCAGTACGCGGGGGCGTCTCTCTTGAAGATTGACACGAATACGTGGCTTGCTCCTAACTCAACGGTCGCGTAATGCTGCACCTTCCTCCCCTAAAAATCTTTATGCCGGGTGCTGGCGGGTATGTCATCTCGGGAAGCGCGTATCCTGACGGGTCGAGCGGATATTTGTCATTCACGCCAAGTAGCACAGGGAACACTAAAACATTTGTTATTGAGCAAATAGTTAAAGTAGTCGAACCTTCTTCTGGTTCCCATAAAGACATTTTGTGGGCGGGTCGAAGCGCAAACCCTTATTTACGTTGTGAAACGAAC